GTTTTATCTGGTAATAGTATTGCATCTGCAGCAGACGTTTTAAGATGGGATGAAGATGTAAGTAGAGTAAATCATTATCATGATAATGCTGGTATTTCACAATGTCCATGGCATAAATCAACACAAGGTATAATGTTGCAGTTTGATGGACTATCAGCAACAAGTTCATATTCAAAAACTGTTACTTATACATTTGATAGTTCTGTCTATAATAGTAGTACATCTGAAACTTCACCAGGAGGTAATTCAGCATTAAACATTTATAATGCTGCAATGAAAACTGGTAACTATACATCAGGTGTAGGTTATACTTTTACTGAAGGAAATGCAATAATTGGTGGTGTATCAAAAATACATACACGTTCACGTATACATAAAGATTATTATGATCAATTTACTTATGATAATAATACTAAAAAAGTATATGATGATAATGCACCAAGTGCAAAATCATGTTGGTTCCCATTAGTTAAAAAATCAGAACAAGATGCATCTGTATGGACTGATTTTAAATATGATCCAGATACAAATTGTTATATAATTAAAAATGCACAATTTGATTTAGGTTGTGGTTATACTATATTGCCAAATAATTATTATTTGACAAGTGGTAATAATGATAGTAAAAAGTTTGATAATTTTATTGTTGACCAAGTATATCCAGATTTCTATGATGCATCTAACAATTATTTAGTTAGAACTCAAAAGGATTCTAAGTATAACCATCCAAATACTGGAACAAAATCATATAATGATACTAAATGGAATGCTACTTATAATGAAAATTATAATGTAAAGATCGATAGATTAAATGCATCAAAAGGTAATTTTACTTGCGGAATTGAATTCGATCAAAACGCAACATCTTCAGATACATTCTATGATAACTCAGTAGATTTTGTATCAGCTGGTACAATAGTAAAACCAACAATAACAATTGATGAAATTTATTTAACACCATTTACAAATGATGCTAAGAATGAAAATATAAAGAAATTCATTAACAATGAAACTGAATATATTGAAGGTTTCCCATTAGCAATTACAAAAATAAAAGGTGTGCACATTAAAAATAGATATAGTCATATTTCACCAAAGACTTCAAATGATACAAAGACTGTAATTACTATTACAGATTATGAATTGTATATTAAAGATTTTGGTGTATATGGTACTGTATATAGTCGTGTTAATTTAAATACACAATTTCCATCTATATCACAAAGTAAAATAAGTCGTGATGTTATATTCTATGATTGGGCTTATAATTATCCAAGACAAGGTCGTGAACCTGTATTTATTGGAAACTGTGCATTGCCTTACAATGATATATTTGATTTAAATGATGATACTCATATAGATCCATTTTCATCAGTAAAGAAACCTCAGTACTTATTGAATGTAAGAGTTGGTGCTATAGGTGAATCATTTAGAACAGAATTACAATCAATCTATAACGTAGGTGGTTTGATTGGTTCTATGGCATTTGCTCCACAAGTTACAGAAATTTATAATACTTCTGCATTCTTGGATAATCATATTTCAGAAGGTGTAATTGTAAGTGCTAACCCAGATAAGACTGCAACAGAATATATTTTCAATAATGCAACATCAAAGAATTATTCATTTATGAATAGATTTGGTGGACTTGCAGCAATTTGTGAATTTAATACTTCTAATATTGGTGATGATGCACCTCGTCCATTAGTATGTAATAATGTTAATTTGCATTATGAAGAAGATAGTGGTGTTCAAAAACCATGGGATAAAGTTGATACTTCAGAAAACTCTGCATATTATGCTAAGAGAGATTTCTATGGTCCAATACAGTTAAATGGAGGTGCACCAGAATGTCCATTTGGTGTTGGTTCTCCAATTGTTGCAGAAATTAAGCCAACATATAATATGTTCCCTGGTATTAATTCATATATTAATACATGGTCTGGTACTAATAATAAAAGTGATAATGCATCAGAAGCTTGGGGATATTGTTATTATGGTAATTTCTCAAATGATTTAGGTTTAATGTATAATGATTTTAATTTGGGTATTAATACATTAGATTTGAATGTTGATACACCAATTAAAAATATGAATATTGATAATAATGAAGGTAATGCTGATTCTACTGGATATAAGTATGGTTGGTTACCTGGAATGAGAAAACCAAATGGTGATGATTTAGGTGGTTTACCATTCTTAGCTCAATCATTATTTAGAGGTATAAACATTAAACAAAATTATTATGGATATTTCCAAAATAATCAATTTGTACAAGGTCCAGGTTATAGAAGATCTGCAAATGCATTATCAACTGTACATTATCCTGCTGCTATATGTAGAGATTTAAGTTTGAATATGTCTCATATTCATGTGCATAGAGGTACAGGAAAAAATAATTATGATTATTATTCAGATCAATATCAAACATCAAAGCATGAATCAACATATTCATATTTTGGTTCTGATTTAAAGATTTATACTGATGAATCAGGTAAAAAGGTAGATAATGATTTGTATATATCATATCAGGATGATTGGTCTGTATGTCCAACAAATGGACCAGATTTGACTAATGCAAAATTACCAAATTATCCATTAACATTATTTAAGAGAAATAATGAAGTTGATCAATATTTTACATATACATATTCAGCAATATCTGATATAAATGATAATGGTGAACCAGCTAAATTAGGTGAATATTCATATAATGTAAAATTTGCAATGGCTGATAATGGTAAAATTGGTTATTGGTTGGAAGATCCAATTGCAGGAATTTCAGGTGATAACTTTGTTTATAATCATAACATTATGCACTTAGGTTTGACTAAGTCTCCTGAACAAATAAGAAAAGAAATTATGGAAAAGGGTATATGTTATACATCTGCTATTTCTGGTGAAGATTTTGCTGGTCTTTATGTATATGATAAAGATGGTAATAACGTAATGTATATAGATACAAGTGTAGGTGATTGTGATGGTCTATCTACTTGGTCTATGCAATTAGATTCAGGTAAAGTAGACAATAAACAAATGGGTTGTGTCTTGGAGATTAAGTAATGTCAGATAAACAAGTAAAACATGTTTTCAAAAAATTCAAGTTTATGCTTGGTGCTAGAGCGATAGATTGGAATAGACCATTCACAGTCTATCTTTCTCCATTATTGTCTTCAGATGATAGAGATAAGATTGATGATTTTAACAATAAAGAAGATTGGGTAAAGAAATATAATTTATTCAAGATTGGTGAAATGTTAAATCCATCTTTTGAAAGTATCAATAGTCAGACTGGTATGGAGTCTGATTCTTGTTATGAAGAAATGGAATATCTGCCAGCTTCAGCTGTAATCTTTTCACAACAATGTCCACCTACTTGTTGGGTAAAAAGAGATTATGAATATTCTCAATATGGTATAACTCCAAATGTAGTAAAAGATACAATCAAAGCTGGTACAAATTCAGAATACTTTAATTCTGAATATTGGAATTTGAATTATGGTTTTGCACCAGAATTTGTGCAAGAAGAATATGATAGTTATAATTTAAAGACAACTCCATTAACAGAAGATGTAATTAAAGTTTTAGGTGGTGATAACGCTATTTCAGCATCAAGCACAGTAAATGATAAAACTACTAAGCATCACATGTGTGGATATGGTATTATGATAACTACTGTTCATAAAGATGCACCAGCAAAAAACTGGAAACCTGAACAAGAAATTCCAGTAGCTTATATTGAATTTGATAGATTCCATGATGCAAAGAATGGAACAATGAATATTGTATGGAATAACAATGGATTTTTGAGGTTAGAATAATGGCAGATACAAAAATATCATCATATCCTTGGTTATGCTCAACATTGTCAGGTTATCATGACGATTGTTATTCTGATGCACAAGGTTTAGTATCTGACCAAGATGCTGCTGAACAAGATATTGCTACAGAAGATGCGTATGGTAAATATGGTTTGAAACTTGTTTACTACGCAGTTTCTAAAGATTTAGAAAGAGACCAATTATTCGCTGAAGACCAACTAAGATGGATTTTAAGAAGTTGGTATTTCATAGGATATACAAATTCAATTCCTCCTAATGTAAGATCATATCAATTACAAGGTATTTGGGGTGAAGATATGATGACCTTATATGTAGGTAAAGGAAGTTTCAAGTATTATTCAAGATATGGTGGCCCTGATAAAAATACACCAGATGTTTATGATACATGGGAACCTAAAATTGATGATATTATCTACTTACCTTATAATGGAATTTTCTATCAAATTAGAGATGTAAAATATTGGGATGAAGCTTTTGGTTTAAAGTCACATACTTATACATTGACTCTTAAGGTTTATAAGGATGATAAATATACTATTGCAGACAATCCTACAATTCCTAAGGATGATCCAGTTTGGGATATTGCACCAAGTGCAGCGCCAGCACAATATCAATACAATGATATTTTGAAATTGAATGATATTGTTGAAGAACATCCAAATGCAAATGTATATGACGTTGAATATAAACCTAAGGAGAAAATCGAGGAAAAAACAACTATAGACCCTTTTACAGGATGGTAAAAAATGAGTATATTTAGTGGTAATTATTTACAAGGCTGTTTTAAGCCAGATCATCCTGAAAAATGTCTAAATTATAATGGGAGAATGCCTAGAGCAAAACCTATTACATTTAGAAGTTCTTGGGAAAAGATTTTTTGCAACTTCTGTGATAGAACAAATTCGGTAATTGAATGGGGTTCTGAAGTATTGGAAGTTCCATATTATTCACAGATTGATGGAAAGAATCATGTATATGTGACTGATTTTTTATTTGTTTGTAAAGATAAAGATGGACAAGTAAAAAAGTATATTTTGGAAGTAAAGCCAGAAAGTCAGACACCTATATTGAATGAGGCGGGTCAGATTAAATATCCAGATCCACCTCAAAAGAAATCAAAGAAGGCAATAGAAAATTGGCAAGAAAGATGTAATACATTGAGAAGAAACTATGAGAAGTGGGAAGCCGCTAAACGTTGGTGTAGACAACATGGTTATCTTTTTAAAGTATTGACAGAAGAACAGTTTGGATTGAAATATAGGTGATTATAAATACTTAGTGAGGTTAATTTATGGAAGGTGATATATTTGATACATTGAAAAATGAGTTTAATATAGAAGAAGAAAAGGCAGAAGCCGTTTCTGAATCTCCTAAGTATATTGAAAAAGTAGAAGAAAAATTAAAAAATCAGAAGTATAATATTGATGATATAGAATACATGAAGACAGAGCTAATGTCTTTGATTGCTACTAATCAGACTGTATTAGCAGGATTGGCAGATCAATTGAAGATAGGTTGTCCTCCACACATGTATGATGTATTTAGAAATTTAACAGAAACAATAAGTAATCAGATTATGAAGTTGTTCCAGCTTCATAAACAAATGACTGATTATCAAGTTGTAGAAACTAATGAAAACTTACGTAAAGAGGCATTAGAACAAAGAGAACGTATTGCACAGATGCGTCAGTCTAAGCCAGGAACAATGAATACTCAAATAAATGCATATACAATGGATTCTAGCCAAACATTAGATCTAATTCAGAACATGATAAATAAGGCAAAGGAAAATTCTCTTCAATTAAAGGATGAACAGCCAGAATTTGATTTAAGTTAATAGGTATATAAGTTGTTGTATTCAGTTTTTTATAAAATCGAAAATAGAGATGAGTATTTTGAACGTTTCTTTGAAAAGTACAAGAAACAGCTTTCTGTCTCATATATCGAAATTACTCGTGAAAAGATGGAAGATTTAATGGAAACTCTCGTCCAAATGATCATAAATAAAGATAAAGAGGGTTTACTAATTATGTTGACTCGTTCTAATACAAAAACAGCAAGAACATTTTTTAATTATCTTACTTGTTCCAATATTAGAAATTCAAATAAGGACGTTATACTTTCTAGATTAGACGAGGTTTTAGATTAAAGAGGAGTAATATGAAAAACTTAACCGATATTTTAGGTGAAATAACAAGTAAGACTATTACTTTATCAGACAAACTTGATAAACAGTTCTTATTTGAAGAAGATGACTTTGGTGGAGATGACGCCGGTGGCGGAGACGACATGGGCGGTGGAGATGATATGGGTGGAGGTGATGACCCATTCGGAGATGATGCAGGTGGAGGCGATCCATTTGGCGATGATGCTGGAGGAGGCGGCGGTGGAGCCGGCGGTGAAGGCGGATCAGATGGAGAAAGTGGTGAAGAGGAAGATGACGGTAAATCCGAAGATGATAAGAAAAAAGAAGAATTGGATTTAGACGGTCATGAAGACGACCCAGACTTCACATTTGGAAAGAAGAACAAAGATGATGTGACTTTGCCAGATGAACCTGCAGCAGGAACAATGTTTGATTTAGATGAAGTAATGCAAGCAACAGCTTCATTAGTATCTACTTTATCTGAAGACCAATTAGTTGAATATAAACAAGTCAAGAAATGTGTGGAACTTATTTTTAATGGAAAAATCTTGAAACCTGAAGATTTGGAATTTAAGAATGTTCAGAATGCAATTTTCTTGGTAGAAAATATCTGTAAAAAGTTGGATATTAAAACAAGTGCATACTTAATTAGAAAGTTGAAAGAGCCACTAATTCTAAAGCGTGATGAAATCAAGCAGGATATAGCTGACCAAAAGAATGACTTGAATACATCTCGTGATGCAGTAATTAAATTGGACACTATCGACGTTTCTGAAAAGTAAAAAACTAGAATCATATTTTAAAAACACTGGTTGACAAAGTCCAGTGTTTTTATTATATTTTCAAACAGGAGTAAAAAAATGTCTAATTCTTGGGATAATGTATTATTACAATTAACGTCTAAATTAAACACGGTTGCACGTGATTATAATCTGCCTATTACATGTTTTGTAGAAGGAGATAACGTAAAAAATCGAGAAATTTTTGTGAAATTTCTGAATGTCACAAATTTGGAAAGGTTTATTCCATGTGCACGTAAA